TCTAATACCCAGGCTTGATATTGTATTTCAGGTTGAAGTTTAAGTTCGTATTGATAGAATTCTATTTCAGCGATTCTAAACATTTGATCGCCATATTCTGATAATTGTAGTCCTGATTGACGACCACTTCTCCACCATCTGACTAATAGTTTATCTACTGGAGTATTTTTTACATCGAGGTAACTGTTGGGAAGTTGTGTGAGTACCGCTTCCGTAATAATTTCTTTAAGAGATTTACGCTTAGTCATCTGGGTAGACTGTTCTACCCGAATTCATAAACACTACGGTAAACTTATCAGTTTTAAATTGTAAGTTCAACTTGCGACATAAGTTACGTGCATGTCCGGGATTACTAAAACTAGTCTTTTTGTACTTAGGTGTAGCTTCGTTATCTAAGTAATGTTGACTTTTTAAGTTAATTGGTTGTCCGTCATAGAACACAGCCCAGATGCCTGATGCTTCTACGATTTGGTCACACTTGTATGTGACTTTATCTACTAGTTCAAGTAGTATTTTGGGTTGCGTTCTACTCATTAAAACCTACCACCATTAATCTCTACTTGAAATACAGGCTCAACTGCAACCTTGTTGTGTAATAACTCATTATTATCTACAAGAAGTTTAGCTATTTCATCACGTAATCCACGAGCTTCAATAATAGGGATAATTACATCTTTGCCCTGTTTGCTCTCCATAATGGATACTTTATCTATGAATCGTTTAATATGTATCATTAACTATTTATCAAGTTTTTAGCTTCATTTTCGCTTTTAAATGGTCCTTGATAGGGATAACGCTGAATAAAGATGTATTTAGGGCAAAAAACTGTTGATTTTTCACTTCCCTGTTGAATCATAAACCATCCTGCCGCATGATAACATTTACTTTTAGGTCCTGTCGTAAATAGATGCAATTTACGCTTAATATCTAACATGCTATTAAATACTTTGCCTGTAGTAGGATAGACTTTGAAAGGCAAGTCATGCGTTGTTTTATCTACTTTTTGTACGGCTTCAAACTCAATATTTGTTTTACGCTTAATTGCAGTTGTATTCTTGTAGTGGCTTTTGTTGCCATTCAATTTAACTTCAAAGCCTGATCCGTCAGCAAGAACATTACCGACTTTCTCATTGCCATCTGTAACTATCCAAAATTGGTTCTTAACTACTGGTTTTGCGATTAGTGTTTTTGTCATTTAATATTCCCTTATTCATTCTTTAGTAAGTAATACCTAATTTAGCCTTGTGTTCAGGTATCGGTTGTGCTATGATTATTTAAAAAGTTTAACATCTTTGTGTTTTACTATGATAACACAATGTACCACATTTTTGTATTTAATTGGTAAATCTAAGCACACACTAATTCGTGGGCCTTCTAATTCATTGATTAATGTATCATTGCCCACAGTACCTACAAATGGAATCTTATTCCATTTACCAATAACTCTATCCCCGATATTGTATTTACCCTGATATCGGTTGGCTTTGAAATATTCTGCTAGACTAACCATTTAGTGTGTATTTCTTTAATACTGTTTGTGCCAATGTTAGATCCTCTACGTATGGTTCATCTAACATTTTACGATATTCAACAATGATTTCCATAGCATAGGCTTGATCCTCATCATCTAATGAATTCCACCATTCGAATAATTCTTGTGGATTTTTATTTAAAATATATTGAAGATTGTGGTAATCTCGTTCCATATCATTCTCCTAGTTTTTCCCAAACAAATTCTGACTCTTTCATATAGGCTATTGGTTTTAACCAACCATTTTTTACAGCTTCAGTAATCATTGACTTGTAATGTCTAGGGCAATCATTACTAATTTCAAAGGCAGCACGTGGCGCCATAACAATTCCATTATCAATGATAAAGTCAGGATCGTCCTTTCGTATTGTTTTAATGATTTTGTCAGGTGTTGTGTAGGTCATTTTTCTTGATCAGCCAATGTTGTAAAAAAGTTTTTAACTTTTGTATCAGTATCCCATGATATTGTGTAATCATTGTCCTTATCACACAATGCCAATGCCTCATCATATGTAACTACACGATGACTGACAATATGTTCACCAAGATACTCCTGGCTGAATTCCTTTGCCTCTTGCATGGTTACAGTATCCAACGCCCACAATGTTTTGTCATTACCATAGTCATCAGTACCTACGGGTACTTCAACCATGTAACGATTTCGGAATGTACTAACACATTCTACTAGTACCCATTTTGTTTCTTGCTTAGTTAACATAAAACTCCCATCTCCGTTATCTTTCCAAATTAATGAATCACCTTCACGCCATCCAGCCTGCTCTAACATCTCGGGCGGAAACTCCAATATTAAATCTGATGTAATTGGATCTTCCTGTAAATCAATAGTCCATACTTTTTTAATCATTTTACTAAACTACCTTTGTAAGGACTGTTCAACCACCTTGCATACGTTTCGGCTTGCTCACTAATCTTAGTCAACTCGTACTTACCGCAGAATCGCATAAAATGTATCCCAACTTGAGGTGTAACAGTTGTACGCACACCCTCACGAATATTTGTATCAACTGATACTTTAACATCATCTGGTTGACAGGTCAAGTCAATCAATACCCGATTGCGTTCATAGTCATCACGTACACGATGCTCAACACCATTATGGTCTGCCCATCGTTGCAACATCATATTGTTCCAATCAAAGCCCTGCTTATTACGGTCAGCATAAGCTTCCATTAAACCAGCTTTCTTTTGTGAACCTTTACTGCGTACCCCGGGATAAGCACTAAACACATTGTCAGTAGCATCACCACGCATACATTTCTCGAATAGGATGTATTGTGGGTCACCTAACAGTTTGGGTTCGCCTGTCTTCTTGTCTTTAACTACACGATCTCGGTCATCAAAGTAACCCTCAGATGTAATCAACTGACCTGCTACACCATTGTATTGTTTGACTTTTGGATTAGATAATAACTGCAAAAAATCTGTGTCGCTTGAAATTATCCAGTGTTCATCCTCGGGATGCAAGTGAATAAATCTTGCGATGAGATCGTCAGCTTCTGCTTTAGGATCACGTAATACACTTACGTTAGTCCGCTCACGCAAGTACGTTGTGAACTTTTCGTATGTTTCCCAAAACATGGTATTTTCTTCAACCTCAGCCTCTGTTTGAGATTGTGTATCAACAATGCGATTCTTTTTGTAGGGCTCGTAGTAGGTCTTCCTCCACGATTTACCCTCTAAGCAAAATACAACGTGATCAATTCCAAACTTGCGTACCATTTGATTACATGATGCAAGTGTAAGATGTAGTGCCATGCCGATTTTCTCGTCAAGTGTGCTACTACGTGAGGCAACGTGACGGGCACGAAAGAATGTGTTTGCAGTGTCAATGAGTGCGTATTTCATGTGATTCTAGTAAAAGTTGATATTCATCAGTGTACACTATTTCTTCTTTTTTGTCAACTTTTATTTCAGGAGAAATTACCTGTTCCCATGAGCATTGAAATTTATTCCATATTTCACCTATAGGCTTATAATTTTCAAAGGTAACTTTTAAAGGACTATTAGGATTTCGGGTAGAATAGAATTCGTATGGGATTAACATAAAAAACAATCTACGAAAATCTGTACCCGGGGCAATCATACATACTCTCAATGTTCCTGTTTTGTTTTCCATTCCGATTGACGCTTGATAGACCCCCGAAGTGTATTTTACTGCGCTTGCAAATTTAGCATCGGTACCATCTGAAAAATCTTTGTACCAAGCATTATGTTCTAATAATTTGGTGTGCGGCATATGTTTAGCTAATACATTTTCCCAAAATTTACCTTTATTATTGCTATCTTTTAGGATTTCTTTATGCATAAAAAAACGAACAGATTCGGATTCATTTGAATACAAATTATCAATTAGTTCATGTAGAAATTTAGGATTAAACTTGTTACTGTTTTTTTTATCAAGTTTAATTACCTGAACTTCATCAGTGTACAAAAACATATCGCTCAAGTTTTCTACTTGCATCAACTCACCTCTGTTCGACCATTACCCAAATCTCTACTACGGACCACACGTACATCACGGTTGTCAGGATCCGCTACTTGTTGTTCATACATCTCTAAGGCCACGTTCCTACATACTGCTTGGAACCAACGATCTACGATAACAATATCTGTATCATCATCACGTTGTTTGTAACCAGACTTAATTAGATTCAATACAAACTTGTCATTGAAATCTAAATCAAATGCACCATCGTTGATGTTCTCAGGATTAACTTCTACCTTAGTAATAGCAATGTATGGCTCACCTTTTTGTGTAGCAAGTTCTTTTGCTGTAAGCTCAGGTGCAACTTTCTTTTCTTTAGGCTTACGTTCTTTTTTAACTTTAGGTTGAGGTATGACCTCTTGCTTTTTAAATAAATTCTTTAATTTTTCAAACATTTGTATCTCTCTAATAATTTAAAACTGGCAAGATTCTTTGCCTTCGATTCACACATCATATCAAAATTATCAATGAATGTCAATGCCCAATCGTTCACAGCTTCGTTCCAATAGTAATCACTATGCGCCCGAAGTTTTTGTTTACTTAGTCCTGATTCAATCAACGCATCATGGGCGGGACGTTCATTGCTGGCGTGTTCAATAAGACAATCTTCCCTACTGACAGAATAATGTAAAGTAGGGCGAACACCACGCCAACTGTCAATGACCCTCTTAACACGGTCATCAGTAGGTTCAATGTATTCTCCTTCACGTATCCAGTGATGGTGAATGTCCATGACCGTAGGTACGAGGTCAGATAATGATAAGCAGTCAGTAAGTCCATGTGTGTATTCCTCATTTTCTAGTGTTAGTGTGTTTCTCGCTTCTGGCGACAATCTGTTGTACACATCCCTAATGCCTTGTGGGCCTCTACGTCCTGAAATGTGTACGTTTACTTTGAAGTCTTGAAATGATTTGCCATAGCCCATCCAACGAACCATGTCACAATGATATTCAAATTCTTCAATACTCTTATTTACTACCTCGTCACGGTCGCTTGCTAAAACAACGAATTGATCAGGGTGAAAACTTAGTCGTACATCATTAGCACGTGCCGTTTCACCAATAGGTGCCATCCAACGTTCTAAACTATTCTGTACATCTGTACTATGCCAAAATTCTTTGTAGCCATCCATAGTGTAGAAACTGAACATATCGCTAGTAAG